TTTCTTTAGTACTGGTTCAAGTGCAGCAAATAGTGTAGAAAAACTTAAAGAAGAAATAAACGACAAATTAGAATTTGTTAAAGCTGTTAGATCAACAACTACATTAGAATTAACTGCAAGTGCAGGTGGTACTAATGGTAACACAATTACATTTGGTTCTGGTTCAACAGACGATGGTAAAGCTGGTGTAGCTATTCAAGGTGGTGTAGATGCAGTTGGTGGAACACTTGTAGCAGTTGGAGCACCTGTTAAAGGTGAAGGAAGTGGTCCAAGTGGAACAGATCAATACGCAGCATCATACGCAACTACAACTGCAAATGATCAAGTTTATTTTGATATAGATGGTAGTAATAAATCAACTATCAGTGCTGGTGATTCAGCATCTAAAAGACACTTTACTTTAAGTTCAAGTGTTGCATATAGTGTTGATGGAGCAGCTCAAGTAAAAGCTCATTATTATACAGCATCATTTGGTTCATCTGATTCAAACTCATTAACTAATATATTTGGTGAGGATAAAGATGGTAATCAACCAATGTATCTATATGTTAACTTTAAGGATAAAGCAAATGAATTAAAAGATTCAACTCCTTATATTGAAAAAGTTAATTTAGACTTTGATGCACAATCTTATAGTGAAGCTTCAACACCTTCAATACTTTCACAAGACGGAGCAACTTTATTTACAGTTAAAACTCTATCTCACGGAAGTAACGCTAATGAGGAAATTAAAATATCTATAAGTAATATAAAATGGCCTGGTTCAGTTCCTGGTTCAGATTATGGTTCATTTAATCTACAAGTAAGAAAATATAAAGATGGTTCAGCATTTGAAACTGATTTAAGACCTGTTATATTAGAACAATATAATAATGTTTCACTTGACCCTGATTCACCTTCTTATTTCCCAAAAATGATTGGTGATAGATATATGACAGTTGATTCAGCAGGTAAAATAACATTAAATGGAGATTGGCCAAACAAATCTAAATATATTAGAGTTGATAATTACAAACCAGCAGCTCCATTGAAGAATCACATACCGTGGGGATTTTCAGCATACAAAGTTCCATTTGACGGTGAATCTTCAACAACAACAGCTATACCAGCAATCTCAACAGTAACAGCACAAGAATCAGATAGTCAATATAATTCAAGAGTTCATTTTGGTGTTGATTTTAGTAGTCACGATACAAGAGAATATCATAAACCAATTCCTACTTTAGCAGTTTCAGAAAACGCGACTGGTTCAAATGTAGCATTCTCACTTAATGGATGTACATCAGATGGTAAAACATTGGCTTATGGTGACGCAGCAGCTTCACCAATAGCAGCTAGACAATTTAGTGTAGGATTTCAAGGTGGATATGATGGTTTCGCACCACAAAGAGTTGTTAAAACTGGTGGTGAAATCTTAAACGCTAATACACAAGGTTGGGATTTAAGTGGTGTTACAGATTCTACAGATTATAACGCATTCAAGAAAGCTATTTCAGCAGTTAGTAATCCAGACGAATTTGATATCAATATGTTAGTAATTCCTGGTGTAGATGCAACAAATCATTCATCTGTTGTAACATACGCTAAGAATATGTGTGAAGATAGAGGTGATACATTCTATATTATGGACTTAGCTTCATATGGAAATAGTATAGCAAATGTAACTTCTACAGCAACATCATATGATACAAATTACGCAGCTGTTTATTACCCGTGGGTCAGAATCCTTGATACATCAACAGGAAAACTTATCTGGGTTCCACCTTCAGTAGTAATGGCTGGTGTTATAGCATTTACTGATAAAGTATCTCACGAATGGTTCGCACCTGCAGGTTTATTAAGAGGTGGATTATCAGATGTGATAGAAGCAGAAACAAGATTAACACACGATGAAAGAGATGAACTTTATGAAAATAGAGTTAATCCAATCGCTACATTCCCTGGACAAGGGGTGTGTGTATGGGGACAAAAAACCTTACAAGGTAAACCATCAGCACTTGATAGAGTGAATGTAAGACGATTATTGATTAAACTTAAAAAGTTTATCGCTTCATCTACTAAATTCTTGGTATTTGAACAAAACACAGCAGCTACAAGAAATAGATTCCTTAATATCGTGAATCCATTCCTTGAGCAAGTTCAACAAAATAGTGGTTTATCCGCATTTAAAGTAGTTATGGACGAAACAAATAATACTCCAGATTTAATTGATAGAAATATCTTATTTGGACAAATATTTATCCAACCTACAAGAACAGCTGAGTTTATTATATTGGACTTCAATATTATGCCAACAGGAGCTACATTCCCTGAATAATAAATAAAGTACATATACTAAAAAACGAAGAAAGACTCCTCATTAACTTGGGGAGTCTTTTTTTTATCATTTTTTGTATTTTTGACGAAAAAAACTTTTTTGATGATATTTATTACCGAATGAGAAAGAAACACGAAGTTTTTTTAGTATAAATGAAATTGGAGAAGAAATATGGCTCAAATATTAGACCCTACTGAAATAATGTTTACACCATTTGAACCTAAATTACAGAATAGGTTTATAATGTATGTAGAAGGTGTTCCAGCATATTTGATTAAGAAAGTTGCTAGACCAAGTATTACTTTTGAAGAAGTAACATTAGACCACATTAACATTCAAAGATATGTTAAAGGTAAAGGTGCTTGGCAAGATTTAGCAATTGAATTATATGACCCAGTTGTTCCTTCAGCAGCTCAAGCCACTATGGAGTGGGTAAGATTATCACACGAATCAGTAACTGGTAGAGATGGTTACTCTGATTTCTATAAGAAAGATGTAGTAATTAATGTATTAGGTCCTGTTGGTGATAAAGTTGAAGAATGGACATTAAAAGGTACTTGGATTAAAGAAGCTACTTTTGGTGATTTAGACTGGTCAACAAATGATGTTGTAAATATTTCATTAACATTGAAATACGATTACGCAATCTTACAATACTAATTTACATTATTTAAGATTAATATTAAATTCCCTACTAACTATTTTATAATAGCTAGCAGGGAATTTTTTATTTATATGGTTTTTTTATAATTGTTATATTTATGTATATAGAAATATACTTGGTTTTAAAGAATTGTTATATAGGAGATTAAACAATGGCAGAAGATAATAAAACTACACAAGCAACAGAAAATGTTGTAAATGAAGAAACTAAACCTAAATTTCCAACTGAAATAGTTGATTTACCGTCAAAGGGTTATTTTTATCCTTCAGACAATCCACTATCATCAGGTCAAGTTGAAATAAAATATATGACTGCGAAAGAGGAAGATATTCTTACATCTACTAATTTAATTAAAAAAGGTATTGTATTAGATAAACTATTACAATCTTTGATAGTATCCAAAATAGATTTTGGTTCTTTATTAGTTGGTGATAAGAATGCACTTATGGTAGCAGCTCGTATTCTTGGTTATGGTAAAGATTACAAGGTAGAGGTAAATTGTCCAGCCTGTAATGCAAAAAATGAAGATAATATTGATTTAACTCAATTAGAACATAAGGAACTTGATTGGTCTTCTTATGAAAAGGGTAAGAATGAATTTGAATTTACATTACCAGCATCAAATCGTCTGATTAAATATAAACTATTAAATAGTAATGATGACAGAGCAATTGATGCTGAAATTAAAAGTTTGAAGAAATTCAATAAAGATGTAGATTCAGAGATTACTACACGATTAAAGCATGTTATTACTTCAATAGATGGTGAAACGGATAAAGGAAAAATTAGAAAATTCGTTGATGAAGAATTTCTTTCAAGAGATTCTCTTGCATTCAGAAATCACTTAACAGCCGCCACAGCTGATGTGGATATGAATTACTACTTTACTTGTGCAGAATGTGCTCACGAGAAAGTAATGCCGATTCCTATGACCGTTGAGTTTTTTTGGCCTGCCGGCGTCAAGTAGGCCGGCTATTCACGAGGAAATCTTTACGCTGTTATATTATGGAAAAGGTGGATTCACTCACGATGAAGTCTATAGTATGCCAGTTTACCTTCGTAGGTTTAACCTCAAATTACTTGAAAAGACGGTTAAACACGAAAACGAAGCACAGAAAAAAAGTGCCTCAAAACCAAAAGGTGTTTCCCGTCCTAATATAAGATAACTTATCTCTAATTTTTTTAACCTCCTGATATTTATATATGAATAAATGTAAATAGTGAAGGAGTGCTAAGATGAAAAAACCATTAGTTGAAAACTTGTTTGGTAAAATAATGGGTAAATTATTAAAAGGACAGGCCAAAAAGGTTGTTAAATTACTACAGGCTGACCCAGAATTAGCTAGACTTGCAAAAGAAACAGGTGAAGCTTCAGAGAAGTTAAGAAAAGCTTTGAAGAAAGCCGAAAAATCCAATAAAGAAAAAATGAAAAAACTTGGAATATAGGAATAGATAATGCCAGTAAATCCAACAAATAAAGATGCAAAAGCTAGATTAGCAACAGAGAAAAAGATTACTCAAGAGAAGGCTAAGCAGAATAAGTTTGCAGAGGGATTTAGAGATATCAATAAAGAGATAAAAGATTCATTACATAATATGACATTATCCCAACAACAATCCTTTAGAACAACCGTTCAAACAAAAGATATAATGGATAGAATAAACGAAAACTTATTGATATCCGAAAGGGTTGGTGGTTCAGAAGCAGATTCAAGAAAGAATATAGCAAAATGGATGAAGGAAGGACTTACATTAGGTGCTCAATCATTAACAGATGTATCAAAACACGCTGAGATACAATCATTGATGGAAAAGGTAGAACAGGAAAAAATACGAAATTTAAGTAAATATAGGGGAGTAAATGCTGGTATAGGTAAAGAATTAAATGATAATTTAGATGTTCTTCATAGTCAATTAGATACTACACTTAAACTTGCCCTTGAAGAGAAACGAAGACAAGAAATGCAACAGGCTGGAACAGATATGATGATGTCTGGGTTTGATGCAGTTAAAAATAAAATTGAAAGTTTTCCTGGTGGTGAGTTAATATCAAAGGCTCTACAACTTGATATGGTAGGGGAACAACTTAAATCATCAATAAGTGATAATCTATCAACTATGTTAGACCCAAATAATTTAGATGCTGATAGATTTACAAAAGGATTTCAGAATATAGGAAAGGCTGGAACACAGGCATTTAGTAAATTAGGTGCTGGTATTAATATGTTAACTGCACAAATGGCGGCAAA